TCGTTGACATCGACGGAAACCGGAAATACCGAGAGGCCATTCTGATTGTCGGAAGAAAAAACGGAAAGAGCCTGCTTTCATCCGGCGTGGGGCTTTACTTATTTGTGGCCGACAAAGAGCCGGGTCCGGAAATCTATTCCGTGGCCACTAAGCGCGATCAGGCAAAAATCATCTGGCTGGAATCAAAGCGGATGGTGAAGAAATCTCCGGCACTGCTGAAACGGATTAAACCGTTGGTGGCTGAGCTGGATTGTGAAAGCAACGAGGGCACATTCAAACCGCTTGCCTCTGATTCCGACACACTGGACGGCCTCAACGTACACGGCAGCCTGATGGACGAGATCCACGCGTGGAAACAAGGCAAAGCACTGTACGACGTTATCATCGACGGAAGCGCCGCCAGAGAGCAGCCGCTTAATTTCATCACTTCCACGGCTGGCACCGTCCGCGAGGATCTCTACGACGAGAAGTACGACGAGATCGAGCGGCTTATAAACGGGTACGAGGATCCCAGCAGCTACCGCGACGACCGCGTGATTGCTTTCGTCTACGAGCTCGACAACCGTTCCGAGTGGACAAATGAAAAGTGCTGGGTGAAAGCAAACCCCGGCCTTGGCACGATCAAGAACTATGAAAACCTCAAGCGCAAAGTGGAGCGAGCAAAAGAAAATCCCGCTCTCGTGAAAAACCTTGTCTGCAAAGACTTCAATATCCGCGAGACGTCCTCCGAGGCATGGCTGACGTTTGAAGAGCTGGATAACCGCGAAACCTTTGATCTTGCCGCGCTTCATCCGCGCTACGGCATCGGCGGGTGCGACCTGTCGAGCACGACGGACTTGACCGCCGCGAAGGTGATCTTCCAAGTGCCCGACGATCCGCACGTCTATGTCCTGCAAATGTACTGGTTGCCGGAGGATCTGCTCGATCAGCGCGTAAAGGAAGATAAGATCCCCTACGACGTGTGGCGGGACATGGGGCTGCTGCGTACCTGTCCGGGCAACAAAGTGCATGCGAAATATGTGACAGAGTGGTTCAAGGAAATCCAAGAGCAGCACGACATTTACCTGCCGTGGGTAGGGTACGACAGCTGGAGCGCAACCTACTTCGTCGAGGAAATGCGCGGCACTTTCGGAAAGGAAAGCATGATCCCCGTCATCCAAGGAAAGAAAACGCTTTCCGCACCGATGAAACAGCTTGGCGCGGATCTGGCGTCGAAGCTGATTGTTTACAACAACAACCCGATAGACAAATGGTGTCTCGCGAATACCAGCTACGACGAAGACAAGAACGGAAACATCCAGCCGTCGAAAACGAGCAGACCGACGCGGCGCATCGACGGAACGGCGGCGCTGCTGGACGCATACACGATTTACATGGACAAGCAAGAAGAATATAGGTCGATGATTTGAGGTGGTATGATGGGCCTTTTTAATCTAAGTAAAAGCAACACGTCTTCCGTCGTGAAGATGGTGACGGAGAGGGCGCCAAACTTCTACGCATGGAACGGCAAAGTCTATCAGTCTGACATTGTCCGTTCCTGCGTGCGGCCCGCCGCGCTTTTAGCGTCCAAGCTGGAGGCCAAGCACATTCGGGAGACGTACAAGGACGGGAAGATGTCCACGGAGGTCAACCCGGAGCCGTACATGCGGATGCTGCTGCAGGAACCGAACGCCATGATGAGCATGGCAAAATTGTTAGAAAAGTTAATGATTCAGTGGAAAATCAACAACAACGCCTTTGCGCTCGTCGTTCGTGATGCTGCGGGATTCCCCACGCAGATCATACCGATCGACTGCTATGAAGCGGAGGCTGTCTATTCCACCGCCGGGGATCTGTGTCTGCGGTTTTATCTGACGGACGGACGGCAGTACATTTTCGACTATAGGGACATCATCCACCTGCGGAAGGATTTCAGCGGCAGCGAAATTTTCGGAGCGCCAAACATCGAGGCGCTTCGGTCTCTGATGGATATCGTTGGAACCACCGACCAAGGCATTGTAAAGACTATCAAAAATTCCTCTGTCATTCGGTGGCTGCTGAAATTCACGACTTCCACCAGACCGGAGGACATTAAGAAGCGAACTGATACATTTGCCAGCAGCTTTCTTAATATCGAAAACGGCACCGGTGTGGCGGGCGTTGACGCCAAAGAGGATGCAATACAGATCCACCCAGATGACTATGTGCCTAACGCCGCACAGATGGACAGAACCACGTCACGGCTTTATGCCTATTTTGGCGTGAACGAGAAGATCGTCCAGAACAAGGCAAACGAGGACGAAATGAACGCCTATTATGAGGGCGACGTTGAGCCGTTTGTAGTGGATGCCAGAGAGGAATTCACGCGGAAACTTTTCAGTCGGCATCAGCGCGGCTTCGGGAACAAAATCGTCTTTGATGCCGGACTTATCAACGCCAGCAGCATCAAAACGAAACTGAGCTATTTGGCGATGGTTGATAGAGGGGCGCTCTCCCCGAACGAGTGGCGTCGCGCTATGAACCTCGCTCCTATAGCGGGCGGCGACGAACCTATCCGCCGTCTGGACACCGCACCAGTATCAGGGGAAGGAGGTAGCTGATGAAACTTGAAATCAGGGGTGTAATCGTGCCGAACGATTACGAAGAGGTCTACGATTGGTTCGGCATGGAGAACACCAGCCCCAGAAAAGTAAACAAGGCCCTCGAGGACGCCAACGGCGATGCTGTTGACGTCCTTATAAATTCAGGCGGAGGGATGATCACCGCAGGCAGCGAAATCTATACCGCCTTGAGGAACTACGCCGGCGAAGTAAACATCCGTATCGTTTGGGCAGCTTCGGCGGCTTCTGTCATTGCCATGTCGCGACACTCCACGATGGAACCGACCGCGATGATGATGATTCACAATGTTTCGAGCGTTGCCGAGGGCGACTATCGGGACATGGCGCATGAAAGCAAGGTTCTGGATACTGCCAGCTCGGCCATGAGTGTGGCCTACCAGCTCAAAACCGGCAAAAGCGAAGCAGAGATCCGGAAACTGATGGACAAGGAAACTTGGTTCACGGCGCGTGAAGCGCTGGAACTGGGTTTCGTGGACGAGGTGGCTGAAAACGGCCAGATGGCCGCTGCCTACAGCGTGCCGCTGTTGCCAAGGGAGGCCGTGGAAAAGGCTATGGCTGAGATCGCCGAATACAAAGCAGCCACGGAGAAATTTGAAAGGCTGGGAGGCTTGAAATGACCTACGAAGAAAAACGAGCGGCGCTGATGACGGACGTCGGAGTGCTGCTGCGTGAGAAAAAAATCAATGGCGCCAACGCCAAGATGGCGGAGGTCGAGGCGCTGGACACCGAGCACGATCTGGAAATGCAGAAGCTCGCGGACGCGCAGGCGAAAGCCGACGAACTGAAAAACGCGGAGCTGACTGCACAGGCCAACGCCGCCGCACTGGAAGAAATGAAACCCATCGACCTGCAAATGCAGGCGAAAGAAATCGAAATTATGGAGGTAAAAGAAACTATGAGCAACGAACCCAAAATCTACAATGCCGACAGCGTGGAGTACCGCGAGGCTTTTCTGCACAAGCTGCAGGGCACCATGACCGAAACCGACAAGATGGTGATGGCTGGCGTGACCACCACGCAGGCCGGCGACGCGATCCCGACCCAGACCGTCAATAAGATCATCGAGAAGATGACTAAACTCGCCCCGATGATCGGCGAAATCGACCTGCAGAATATCCCCGGCTATGTGAAATTCCCCGTCGAGAGCTCTGTCGCTGCGGCCGGGCTTCACACGGAGAACGCTGCCGTTGAACCTGCGGTTGACACCCTCACCTATGTCTCACTCGGAGGCTATGAAATCGTGAAGGTACTGCAGATCAGTGCCACCGTGGAGGCCATGACCATTGACGCCTTTGAAAGCTGGGTTGTTTCTAACCTTGCCAGAAGCATGGCGGACGTGATCGAGAACTACATCATCAACGGAACCGGCCAGAGCCAGCCGAAGGGCGTCGACTATGCCGAGACGTGGGTTGACGGAACCAACGCTGTCGATTGGGCCACCAACACCACCTTGGCCGATGTCGATCTGACTGAGCAGATTTCTTATCTGCCGGCCCGCTGCTACGGCAATGCCAAGTGGTTGCTGAACCCGAAGACCTTGTGGCAGAAGGTTATGCCGATCCGCGACGACGGAAAGTATAAGATCGTCACCGAGTTGCCCGGCGGCCAGTATGCCATCCACGGCTATCCTGTGCTGCTTTCCGACAAGGTGGCCGACAACGACATCTTCTTCGGCGACTTCTTCGCTGGCGTCAAGGCCAATTTTGCGAAACCCATCACCATCGCGTCCAGCGCGGAGGCTGGGTTTACCACCTATAGCACCCTGTACCGCGGCGCTTGCCTGTACGACAACACCACCGTGGCCGGGAACATCATCAAGTCTGCCCCGGTCCTTTAAGGGAGGGATAAATAATGGGAAAATACTACCCCGACGCCCTGGAGAGCAATGTCTATAATCGCCCTCTGGAAAATCTAAACGTGGTAAAATACGCATGGGCGGCAACTGAAACGGTTGCCGTCGACGATGATGGGGTTTTGGTTGCTACGGCCACCAAAACCACCGCGCAGGTTATCACGACCATGACGAAGCAGCCTCCGTGCGCCAGAAATGTCACCGTGAAAAGCGGCGGAGAAGCAGGCGACCTGAAAGCTTCCAAAATCACGGTGCGCGGCACCAACATTGCCGGAGCTGAGATCTATGAGGAATTTGAC